GCAATTTGAGTTTTTGCCGGTACTGTCTTATTTGTAGCACTAGAGTTAGAAAACGTTAGTTCTACAGTAGCTGGGGTGCTTTCGGTTGGGGTGTAATTAAGCATAGAAGCAATTCTAAGAATGCTATCTCTTTGACTAGCGGTAGCTAGGAACCCCTCATTAGCAGCTCTATCGATATAAAAGTTTAATAAGTCTCCCATATAGGAAAATAGTTCAACCAGAGTAATTCCAAAATCCGATGGGTCTCTATTAGTCCAATTAGGGGCGTAATTAGGGATTAGATTAAGAAGGTCTTCACGAATGGTCTCATAATCCCTGGAGGTGTAGTCCACCTGTGGGATATATGAAGAGGAAGCGTTATCAGCCATTGGTTATCTCCTGAATTAAATCACCTGAAGAACTAAGGATAGCGGTTTTTAGTGTGACTGTATCCTCCTCCCCAGTAGGAAGTTTATAAAAAACGCTAACTTCTAGAGAACCTTGTACGGCGTCAAACACAGGTTTTATGGAAGTTAGCTCTAATCCTACAAGCCATTTGCTAAAAGCTTCCCTAATTGTGGTAGTTGCCTTCTCTATAGCTAGAGTTTCGTTTTCAAACACTGTTTGGTTTACTAAGCTGCCGTAGTTAGGGCGCATGACTCTTTCACCAAACCTAGTCATAAGCACTAAAAGGACCCTATCTTGCCAAATCTTCTTTTGGTCATTGGAATACGAAAGTTCCCCAAAAGAGTTAAAAGAAAACGGTAATGATATTGCTGAGCTTGCCATTAGTACACCCCTATCCAAACTGGAAAATTAGCGTCTCCACCCTCAAACATAACCCATACTCCTTGGTCAAGTCTTGGAACCAATCTATGTGGTGAGTGCTCTGCTGTGGTATTTGTTTCTTGCTCATCGTTCCAAAGTTCATCCGTATCTGCGGTTGTTTTTTTAGGGTGCTCTAGCGTACCTGCTCCTGCTTTAGCCACTACGGTTAAAGCTGGGACAGCAATAGTATGCGAGTCACCTCTACTATCGGTTCCTGCAATATTGACAGCGGTGGTAGTAAGTAATGCGGCAATTTGTGCTGCTGTATGTTCTTGATGGTCAGGATGGTTTGAATTAGAGGTTACAGGTAGGCACGGCCACGCCCACTCGCTTAAAGCGTTACCCAAAACTTGAGGAACTAGTAGTTTAATTCTTTTGTAGTTTTCAGGGTCTTCATTTTCTTTACAAATTCCCCTATAGATTCCGTAATATACGTCGCTCATATAGTCCTCTCTATTTTTGCAATTACAACTGGGGACCTTTTAGTCTCTGCTTTTTTAGCAATTAAATTGCCTTTATTAGAAGACCATGTGTTGTTAGAGACTTCAAACGATTTTTTGTTAGGAGCAGTTCTATTTTTTGAAGTTACTAGTCTAATGTCAGAAGTTGGCTTTATTTGAGGAGAAGAGCTTATTAATTGGTTTTTTGGCGTTTCTCGAGTTTGTCTAACATTAGGTTTAATTATTCTGTTTTGAAAAGCTGCAGGTGACGCAGGGGCGCCTGCTATGTTAACGCTTCCTAAAGAATCGGTTCCCAATACAAGATAAGTTGTATAAAGATAATAGTTTAACTCTGTTTCTTCTAATCTGTGCTCTGTCTCTAAAACTGTCCAGTAACCACTATATGAACCAACTGTATCTAAATAAACAGGTTTTCCTGGAAGTAGCCTATAATCTCCAAAAACTACAGCGGTAGCTCGGTACGGAAATTTAGAGTTTTCATCAGCAGCTTCTGCTTCATACGTAGCTACTTCAAAGTCGTTTACAACTACTGTAGTAGCGTATTTATCAAATAGTTCTGTTTGAGCTTTTTTTCTAGTGGGGGTTGAACGTTCTTGTTTTGTTACTTGAATTAACTCAGCAGTCCTTGGGTCTACTCCAGTAACTGCAATTGCAGATTTATCTGCTAATCTGTGTGATAGGGTTTCTCCAACTACAGGATTAAACTCGTATATATGTTGAGCACTCTTCATTCCGTACTCACCTCTAGTAAAATAAAGAGCCTCAGAAAGATTTTCTGTAAATTCTTTTAAATGAGGTTGAAAATACAAGGTAGTTCCTTCTACGTTTAAACTGTATCCGCATTGTTTTGCTAGTTTTCGTAAAAACTCCCAATCAGTTAACCCTGCCTGAGATATTTGAGGGTACACCCTTGGATGCGGTTCAATTTTATAAGAAAAACCATTTTCTATAGCAATTTTTTGAGCAATCTCACTAGCGGTTACATTTCTAAACACATCTTGGCTAGCTTGACGCATTACATAAGAAGCACCAATTGCTGAGACCTCAATAAAATTAGAAGCTCCAGTCATATCACCTTCTATGTGATGAACGTACCCGACAAACTCTCTTTTTCCAATATTTAAGGTTATTGGAGTTCCTGGCATAACTCGAGATATATCCACTCCCCAATCACGAAATTGAATGCTTGCAAACTCATGATTGAAAAGCCCTTGTTTAATATAGGCAGTATGAACACGGTCTGGTTGAGCAGCGCTGGTAGGAAAGCTAACGTTTACGCTATTAAACACGAGGAATCCTTAAAAAAGTACCAGGTGGAATATTTTGTATATCTTCAATTTCAGGATTAGCTTCCATAATTATCCACCAAAAACCTGGTTTGCCATAAAATTTCATAGCAATATTGTCTAGTCGTTCTCCTTGTTTGTATGGATACTCTTGATAAGTTAATATACTTAGTTCATCAAACTCGTAAAAAACAACTGGGTATGCGTCTTCATCAGGCTCAAAAGAAATAAAATCAACAACAGAGAGCTCATACCGTGAACCTAGTCTAATTGGCATTGTTATCCCTTGCTTGTAAGTCCTGCGGTTGCAAGGACGTTTAGTGATATTGATACATTTGTAGAAATAGGAATCATATCTGGTGTAAACCTCATATGTTGAACTCCTAGACTAGTGACATATCCTTTGTAAGCAAGAGGGCCAATGTCAATATTTAATAATGTTGGCATTAAAAAACCAATGTCAGCTGTTTGTATTCCGCGTCTGTTAGTCCAAACAGTGTCACCTGTTCCAGGACCATTAATAGCTCTGTATAGGTATTCAACGTCTGAAATTGTTCCTCGTTCAAATAGGTCAAGTAACTTATCTTCTAATTGCTCAGCACTAGTTTGAAAAGAGGTGTTTCCACTGTAATATTCAGAAAACTCTCTCACTGAGTTTCTCAACAGACCCCTTTCAGTCACCTTGTTGTCGTAAGACTGGTCAGGTCTGTATTGAGATACTTGAGCTGGGGGTACCCCATAGATATTTGAAGTGTTTAACCCTGGTCTTTCAAATTTAGCGTTAGCACAGGCAAAGTCATTAGTTCTATCTAAAACAATATTAAACGTAATTGTTTCAGTAGCTGGGAAAGCGGCCACTAAAGATAGAAACATGTCCTTGACATCTGGAGTTGTTTCCATTTGTACTTGAACAGCTGTTGAGAAAGATTCTGGATTCCATAAAAATTGAAAACCGTATTTTCTTTCATTATCAGAAGCTTGTTTTGCTATTTTTTGTGCGTCGCTACTAGAATCAGAAGAGCCGACTGTAATGTCTAAATTTGCGCTTGAATTCCACCATAGACGGCCACGACGGTAAGCTTCGCTAGAACGATTTGGTTTTCCAAAATCGTTGTACCCACCACCCACGTTGTTAACTAAGGTAGGTGTTAAAGGCATACTCCATTTGTGAGGAGGCAAGTTCCATTTATATTCACTTGGGTCAGCTTCTGGCTGAGGAGACGGAGTAGTATCGCCATTAGTAGCAACCTCCGCTTTAGTCTTATCTTTTGCAGTAGTTCTATCTGTAGTAACATTGTTAGAAGTTGATTTAGTATCCCTTTTAGAAATCTTATCAATTAGCGGTGGAATAACAATAGTACCTACAGTAGCTACAGTAGCTGTTCTTCCAAGTACTTTTTTTGTCAGTACTTTTGACGCAGCGCTTCCTACAGCATAGCCACTTGCAGTTTTTGTAATTTTGCTAGTCCCAGGCTTTGCTGCTTTAGCTGATTTAGCAGCACCTTTAGCAACTGTAGCCGCAGTTCTTTTTACTTGGTTTTTTGCAATTTGTTTGGCAGCTACTCCAACGCCTATTCTTACGGCCCCTATTACAACAGGTATCAAAGGAAATGGCATTATCTACTTACCGCCATTCTAATAGCGTCTTCGTTAACAAGGATGTTTTTAACTTCTCTTGCAAGTTTCTTTTCGTCAATTGCAGTTCCTTTAGGTACATTGATGTTTACAACTACTCCACCGTAGTTAGTGTGTGTACTTCCCCCACCAATTTCACTTCCACCAGCTCCACCGCTTTTTGCAAATAAAGGCGTTCCTGATTTCATATCAAATAAAGATGTGCCAGATACTCCAACACCTTCTATGGCGTTTGCTGAATAAACACTTGAAGCAGAACTAGAGTCTAGAGAGGCCGCTCCACTTAAGTAACCGAGTGGGTCTACCTTAGATTCGCCTCGTCGTACTTCAAAGTGTAAATGTGGACCAGTGCTGTTTCCTGAATTTCCGCTTAATCCAATAACTTGTCCAGCTCTTATAGAAGCGCCTTCAGGTACACCTTTGCTAGACAAATGTCCGTAATAACTTGTGTACCCATCGTCATGTAATACTTTTACATAATTACCAAATCCGTCAGAATCATAACCCGTAGGCTGTACTATTCCATCTTTAACAGCCATTACTGGAGTTCCTGTGGCAACTCCGTAGTCTACGCCTCCATGAGGTCTTCCATAAGAAGGGCTTTTCTTTCCATTAAATACTAAATGTCTTACTTCACCGTAAGAACTGGTTACTCTAGGACTTCCGCTTAGAGGTTTAACTGCTGTATACATAGCTTCTTTGCCGTCGCCACCACCAGTTCCACCACCAGGCTCTTCGTCAGTCATGTCTGTGTTAAATAGTTTGTTTGCTGCGTACGTTGCACCTGTTGCAAGAATAGCAGCCAACCCAAACTTTTTAAACGCGCCACCTTTTCCAGCACCTCCGCCAAATAGAGCGCCTAGGAAAGAGGTTATTCCGCTAAGAACTAACCCACCTATACCGC